TCATTACGCGCTTAGCGGAGGGCTGGGAAGGACCCGTGCTTTCGGCTGTGGTTGCGGAGGGTTGCGTGGAGATGACGGGGCGCAACTCGGCTTTGCTGTAGGGGGAATGGGGATACTTGCTTGAAGCGGTTCGCTTGGCGTGGTCGTCGCGGCAGTCGGCGTCGCAAAAGAGTGTGCCGGGCGGGATGATGGCGTCGCAGTTGTGGCAGGTGCCGCAGGGAATGAGCATGGGGTCGGCCTGCCTGGCTGATTGCATGGCCCGCTGCAGGTGCATGGCTTCGGCGTGCTGAGCCTGGTCGACAATGTCGGTCATGCCGCGGTCCTCATGGTGGCGCGTGCCGTGATGGTTTCGATTCGATGGCCGATTGCTCGGAGCTCGGCGGTGGCGCGGATGAAGGCGGCCTGCATCTCGGCGAGTTCTTCCGCTGGGGACATCGGGCGAGGTGGTTCGTAGTCGCAGCTGGCGGCAACGTAAGCCATCGCTGCATGGTGCCCCGCTGCTCTGCCACGGCGCAGCAGGAACAGCAGCTCAGCCGGGGAGAAGTGCTGCCGGCGATCCGGGTTGAGGCAGTCGCTGACGCGGCCTGCAGCCTGGTCGATCGGCAGCGTCGGAAACAGCTTGGCGCCGACCGCCTTGGATCCGCCCAAGGCGCGCACGAGGTCGCGCAGTGCGTCCTCGATCGTTTCGTACTGCCCGTCAATCTGCTGCATCTCTTCCCCTCTTTACTGCCTGTCCGTGACTGTCCGTGAATCTCGGACAAGCACGTACAGGCGTATGACTAAGCTGCAGTCATGTCGTGATCGACAATCGCTTGAGCAGACTTCGCTGGCCGCACGTAGCCGGCAGCACGAAGCTGATCGGCCAGCAACGGATGGTCCAGCAGGATCGCGTCGGGGATGCCTCGCGCGCCCCAATTGCACACGCGCTGAACGGTCAGACCGTGCGCCTTAGCGACAGCCGAAGGGCCCCCGAGGGCCTGAATTGCTTTCTTTGCGTTACACATGACGTGAAGTGTAAACGGTTTCGCCATGTGTAGCAACACCGTGTGTAAAAGATTTAAGGTGGCAGACATGCACGAAACCGCCAAGAGACTGCTTGCAGCAGGACTCGCGAGAGGGGAGAAGGACTTCACCGGCATCGCGCGCCGGTTTGGTGCGTCCGAGCAGTCGGCGACGAACTGGAAGAGCCGAGGCGTTCCGAAGGCCGTGATCATCCGCGCGGCCACCGAATGGCAGATCAATCCCGGCTGGCTGTCGGCAGAATCAGGAGCCAAGACCCCCGAGTTCGTGGCGAAGAGAACCGGCGAGGTATGCAAGATCGAAGCGCGCCCGAACGGATTCGGGGCTGCGCAAAGCATGCCGTCTTACGAGAAGTTCACGGAAGAAGAAAGGAGGTTGCTCGCCGGGTTCCGCGTCGCAGACGGCGGCGCACGAAGGGCAATGTTGCTACTCGCCGAAGACAGCCTCGCGCGTTTTCCCAAGCGCAGCGAGGGCTCACAATGACCGCATGCTCGCTGCGCATCATTCGCGGCGGGAAAACCTGTGGATAACCAGCCAAATGGAATCGCAATGAAAGTGTGGTTGATGCTGCTGCTTCTGGCTGTCTCGCCGGCAGCGCTGCCGCAGTACAAGTGCGTGATCAACGGCCAGACCACTTACGCCGAGCGGCCATGTGGCCCGAATGCCGTGAACCTGAACCCAAAGGCAACCGACACACCACCGACGAGACGAACGGCCGAACCGGCAAACGCTCCGGCAGCACGGCAGAGCATTCCGCAAACAACGCAGACCTTGACGCCGCCGAGCATCGAGAAGCCACGAGAGCCTGCACCGCGGGCGGCAGCCAGGCCACAACCGGAGAAGGTTCAAGAGGACCACACGCTATCCTTCGTGTTGGCCGGGTTTGCCGTGTTCTTGTACTTCGCACCAGCGATCAACGCTGGCCTGCGGCGACACAGCAGCGCGGCGGCAATAGTCTGCCTCAACATCTTTCTCGGATGGACGTTTCTTGGCTGGGTTCTGGCCCTCGTTTGGTCATACTCTGGACCATCGAACGCGCCAGCCAAGGCAGCAAGCAGACGGCTCGTAGCATGCGCGAAGTGCGGCGCTGATGTCGGATCGAGCGCGCAATTCTGCGAGCGTTGTGGGCACGAGCTCGCGTCACGCTCGCGCCTTTCTGGATGATGCGACATGGCAGCCAAGCCACCACCAGGTGGCTTTTTTTTCGCCATGCGTTACACAATCTGTTGACATCCAGCCAAACGGCGTGTGTAATACGCCCACCACAACCCAATGGACAAAGCCCATGAACCGAACCACCTGCAACACCATCATCCAGCGCGGCCTGGAGCAAGCGCGCGCGGCGCTGGCCGCGGGCAACCAGGGAGCGCTGCGCCTGGCGATCATCGGCATGAGCTTGGCAGTTCAGGAAAACCTGCTCGCCGAGCTTGAGGAACAGATCGTCCAGGATGATCTGCTCGGCGGCGGGCGGCGTGGATTGCCGCTGGTGTCTGGCGCACGCGTCGAGCGGTCGACGCGCGCGATGGAAGCATCGCGCCTCATCGAACAGGCTGGCGAGGTGATGGCATGAAGAAGGCCAAAGTGAAACCTGCCGGCGCGCCGGCGCTTGATCCGCACCGGGTTGTGGTGACGGCTACGCAATGGGCGGTGCATCGGGCCGGCGAAAGCCCGATGGACGGCGAGTCGATCTTCGTGGACGTGATCGACCACGGCGGCGAGCGCGGCATCCGCATCGGAGCCGAAGAGAGCTCAATCGACATGACCGAGGACGAGTTCGAGATGGTCGTCCAGGCAGGCGCGCAAGCATTCCTGCAGCGGTGGCCGAGATGAGTCAGGACGACGACTTCCCGGTGACGCCAGAAGAGGACGAAGCGTTCATCGACCTGACACAGAACGCCATCAGCAAGGCGTTCAATGCGCTGTCAGAAACGGAGCGGCAGCGCATCGATCTGCTCGTGAAAATTCTCTTCAATCTCCAAACGGCGCACGACTGGCATCGCGTCGCATTCGCAACGGACGGCCGCAAGAGGCTGGCGATCGTCGGCGGCGGCGAACCGCTCCTGCGGATCGTCGAGTACCGCGGGCAGTGGCCCGATGGCGACTGGTTTGATGATTCCGGCCGCCGAGTCACGCCGGTGTTGTGCAAGAACTGCTTTCCCTGGGAGTGGAAATGATGAACTTGCTTTTCAGGTGCGCCCGCGCGGCGCACCGATCCTGCCAGCGGGCGCTGGCATTCACCCGCATGGTCCTCTTCGATGCCGCACTGCAGGGCATCGAAGACGCCTGGCGCGCTACGGCAAAGCATCCCATGCGGCACGAACAGCGGCGGCTGCTGCTGACGCGCCGGCTGCGTGCCGAGTTCCAGGCAGCGGTCTGCCGGGCGGCGTATCGCAAGCTGCTCGAGGCGGCTCCCAAGCAGCCGCCGCAGCAGATCGGGAGGCGTGCGGCATGAGCGTCTTTGACTTGGTGATCCTCGCCCTGTGGATTGCCTTCGTCCTGGTCGTCGCGCGCGCCATCGAGGTCGGCATCGGGCCGGAGGACGAACAGTGAATCATCGGTTCTCATGGAATTCCGATTTCGTCGTGAAATCCGTTCAGGCAGGCGCAGACACCGTGCCGGCACTGCACCAGGCGATGATCAACCACTGCGCCAACATCGGAAGAGCGGTCAAGCGCATCCGTCTCGAATGCGTTCGCCTGGTTCTCAAACGCGCCGTCGATGCGGGCGAAGTGCGCACCGTGCAGGAATCCGGCGGCGTGGTGCGGATCGTCGCCACGGGCAAACCGCCTTTGCAGCGGGCCGCCTGGCGCAAGCCAGTTGACGTCGCAATGATCCTCCAGGCCGTCGGCTCCGGCGCAAGCGACCGATTCGAGCTCGCCGACTGGCTGACGCGTCATCTCGGGCCGACCTTTGCGCCCGTCTCGCCGGTGAATGCCGAAGCATGGTCCAAGTTGACCGAAAAGGCCGGCGCCGCCATCCAGCGGACACCGATTGCATGCGGCAAGCCGCCCTACGTGCACAACCCGGACGACAAGAACCGCACCCGGTTCCACCGGTACGCCATCTGCCAACAGCCGCAAGCAGCCGCAGTGCCTGACGAAGCGGATGACCAGCTCAGGCAGTGCGAGCCGATCCTGCGCCACTTCGGACTCATCCCATCCACGCTGCCGCCGCAAGGCGCTGGCCACGTTCACCATCTTTCTTGAGCACCAGGAGGAACACATGAGCACCACCAAGCATCAGCTGATCGTCGGGCCGGCGGCTTCCGGAAAATCGCAGCACGCGCAAACGCTTGCGCGCCAGATCGCCGGCGGAACGGGCGGAATTGTCGTCATCACAGGCCGGCAGCTGGCGGACGCCTATGGCATCGAGCGCGCGGTACAGAACGAGCCTGCGGTGCTCGTCGTCGACCAGATCGAAACGGATGACTCCTTCGTATGGGGCCGCGTCGCGCGGCTGAGCGTGCAGCCCACGTGGACGCTCTATGGCCGCGGCACGCCCGACAGGCGCATTGTCGCGCCGTCCCTGATCATCGTCTGCCGGCGCGTTCCGGAATGGTTCTGCCTTTCGCCGGCAATCTGGACCGTGTTCGAGAAACCGCGCACACCGGTTCAGGAGGTCGCCGCATGAGCTTCCGTGACATCGTGTTCTCGGCGGCCATCCGGGACGGGGCGACCAATGCGGCGCAGTTGTTCGAGATCAGCGGCAAGCCCATCAAGCTCGTCAACGACAGCCTGCGCGAAATGGTCAACGAAGGGTTCCTGACCCGGCGCATGGGGCTCGACGGCAAGCCCGAGTACAGCGTGACCGACAAGGGCCGCGAACACTTCAAGAAGTGCGGCAGGGTGAAACAGGATCAGCCGACGAAACAGCCAGCGGAAGAAGCCACGCATGCGGACGATGAAGCATCGCCAAAGCCATGCTTGGAACAACCAGAGCAGAACGAAGAAATCGTTCTTGGCCCGATGGTCTGGCAATCGACTGCCTTCGAGCTTGCCGAGCTCGGCGAAGAGCGTTGGTTCACCGCAGACCCGCGGACGCGCGAACTGCTCGCCATGCCGAGCAAGGCCGCAGCCTACAGCGCAGCAGAAGAAATGGCGCGATCAATCTCCGCGCAGGTCAACGTCTACTGCATGCGGTTGTCGGGCTGCGCCGCTCTGGATGTAGTGCTCAAGGAGGCTTGAGATGCCGCGTTCCACTCGTCCCCGCCGGCGGATGCCGAGCGGATCGAAGCGCCCACCGTCCGCAGTCCAGGTTCAGCAGACGTTCGCGCCGATCTTCGGATTTCTCGCTACGCTGCGCACCGGAGAAGTATGGTGCACCGATTCCGGCGCGCCCATCATGCCCGTATGGGGCGGCGAGCTTTACGAAGCATGCCCGGCGCTCGACGGCTGGATCTCATGCTGGCAGCGGATTGTGGAAGGCGAGCGACTGGAGATTGATCTGTCGCCGCTGGCTGTCGTGCATGACCGGCTGCAGGCCGGCGTGCCGCTGACGGTTGAAATGGTCGAGGCCGCGCGGCGGTGCACCTATGCGTGCCGCAGGGCATACTCAGGGCTCCCGCGCGAGCGGGCTCGATCGTACTCGTTGACGGAGTTGATAGCGGTCGAGGTGGAGGCGTGCGGGCTATCCGTCGAGACGATAACGCAAAAGTCAGCGGCGCCGGCACGGCGTCCGCTGGACTGCCGGGTTAGGCGCGAGACAGGAAAGGAAGCGAGATGCGAAGCAAATACGCGGAACTGTTGAACAGGCTAGACGCAATGCAGCAAGCCCCCTACTACGCCACGGCACGGGAAACGCTGGCCGACGCAGAGCGAACGATTGTAGCGCTGGAAACAGCACTGACCGAGTTAGTGCACGCTTACGACGCGATGCCAGATGGAGAACTTGGCAAGGGCTTGACCAATGGGCACTTCTTGAGGGCGCGGCCATTGGTGGTGCCTAACGCGGAGCTGTGCGGCGGGCCGTCAGGACCGTCCGAACGAGCGCCGGGTTCGGCGGCTGGTGGATCGGAGAAGGGATAAGCGATGGACATGGCATGGGCAAACAAGCAACTGCCTACGGGGGTGACGAGACAGGATGTGTGCATCTGGACTCAGGACAGCGACGGGCCTTGGTGCGGATCCTGCGGAGTGGTATGGGAGTTCATCGACGGAGGTCCGAAGGACAACCAGACGCACTTTTGCCCTCGCTGCGGCGGGGTGCTACTGGCTGAACCTTTCCACGATGATGAGACGCCGAACGCTGGCAATGAGGGGCCGCCGCTTGCGGCGGTCCCGCTCGATTAACGTGTTGGGCACAGGCCCGGAGAGGAAGACATGAAACCCTACATGGTTGAAATAACCACCTACGGCGTGGTGATGGCCGAAGACGAAGCGCACGCCCGGCAGGTGGCAGACAGCTACAAACGCGAGATTTTCGGCGACGACTGGAACCCGCGCATTGAAGTTGATGGCGCGGTCGTGAAGGTGGAAGACCTCGCCCACGGATGGGACGGCGAGTGCATCCCCTATGGCGGAGACGGCAATACTCGGCTGAGCGAGTTGCTGGTGCCCAACGAGAAGTAGACGTCATTTCTGACGCATAAATCGCCCCGTTCCCGACAAATGCATCAATTGCTCACCGTCGCAACCGTCGCCAATCGCCTCGCCGTATCGGAGCGCACGGTAGCCCGCGAGGTTGCCATCGGCGCACTGGCAACGATCCGCATCCGCGGCGCCGTGAGGATTGCCGAGAGCGACCTTGAAGCGTACATTGCCCGATCCAGGAGGATCGAGCAATGGCCGTCTACAAGCGTGGGGAACGCTGGCACTACCGATTCCAGATCGCCGGGCGGCAATACTCGGGATCGGCTGGAGCGGGCGCTGGAAAAGCTGAGGCGCTGCGACTCGAAGCGACGCGCCGAGCAGAAGCAACGGCAGGCCAGCATCGGACTGAGCAGCGCACCGTTGACGACGCCATCGCGAGATGGATCGACGAGTACGCGCACATGCTGAAAGGCGCGTCTTCGCTTGAGAGCAAAGTACGGGCCGTGCTCGTGCACAGCAAGGACACGCAGCTTGCCGAGATTGTCGAGGTTGCCCACCGGATCCGGTCGGCTGGCGTCGCGGCCGGCTTGTCTGTGGCGACGATCAACCGCCGACTTGCCGTCATCAGACGCGTCGCCAACCTGGCTTTTGAGTGGGGATGGTTGCGCGAGCCGATCGGGCAGCGCATCAAGCTGATGGCCGGCGAGCGACCGCGATACGTCTACCTGTCGCTGGCCGAGGTCGAGCGACTTGCTGCAGCCTGCAGCAATCCATCCTGTGCGCTGGCTGTTCGTCTGGCAGCGCGCACCGGGCTACGCGAGATGGAAGTGATCCGCGCATCGAGCGTCCGTGACGGCTGCATCGAGGTCGCCGCGGAGAACGCCAAAAGCGGACGGCCGCGCCTTGTGCCTGTGCCTCCAGACTTGCCGGACCTGTCTCTGCCGCTTGGCATCAGCTACAACCAACTGCGCCGAGATTTCGAGCGAGCACGGGAAATCGCTGGATTGCCGGACGTGCGCTTCCACGACCTGCGGCACACAGCGGCGTCATGGTGGCTGGCCGCAGGGTGCAGCCTTGCGACTGTTCGCGATCTGCTCGGACACGCCAACGTCACGGTCACGAGCCGGTATCTGCACCTTCTACCTGGCGATCTGAAGCGCGGTGCTGATGCCGTTGCCGCTATGCACAGTCGCACAGAAATTGCACAAAAGCCGTCAAGTGATTGATTTTTATAGCGCCGGACGGGATTTTAAGTCCCTTGTGTCTACCCATTCCACCATCCGGGCGGCTTTTGTTTTCAATGACTTAGGCGATTTTCTTGCTTGCTTGTTTGGACAGGAGGTGACAGAAAGTCGCACGACATGTCAGCAATATCGCACAAGAACTGCACAGATGATTGGCGCCATTTCACCATTGTAACCGATAGAATGGAGGCCAGCGCCAGCAGCGCGGATATGAAGAAAGGGGCCACACATGGGACTTGACATTACGGCATACACAAAGCTGACGAAGCTTGACGGAGTGCTTGACGCTGACGGAGAGCCTATCATGCCGTACGCGCGGCTTTGGGTGAACAACAACTTCCCTGGACGCGATGGCGGCATTGATCCAGACGCCGTGTATGGTTACGACGACGCACACGAATTTAAGGCAGGAGGTTACATCGGATATGCAGCATGGCGAGACAAGTTAGCCAAGCTGGCCGGATACCCGCAGCACGAATTCCAGAACGGCGAGATCAGCCATGCGGCATCAGCTTGGGTCGGCAAGTGCGACGGCATGCCATTCGTTGAATTGGTGAACTTCAGCGATTGTGAAGGAGTGATTGGAACAGGGGTTTCGGCGAAGTTGGCGAGGGATTTTGCAGAGTTTGATGACCGCGCCAAGGCAACCGGCGACGAGCGGTTTTATGGCCTTTACTGCAAGTGGCGAAAGGCGTTTGAGATGGCCGCTGACGGCGGCGCAGTGTGTTTCCACTGATGCAAGGCCGGCTACACCATCGCCACCAGCGCGCAGAGAACAGCCAGCACGGTCGCCACAGCGACCCAAATCCGCACCGCCCTGGCAACCGCAGTCTCCCGCCTCATCCGGTCAAAATGCGCTCTACAGCGCGCGTCGCGGGCGCGTTGCTTGACTTCGATGGCGCCTATTCGGCGGTCGGTCTCTTCATCCATTCCGCACAGGCCCGGGCCGCTCGGCGTAGTTTCCCGCTGCGCCGTGTACCTCGTGTGTGAGCTACGCGCGGCCCGGGGTTCATTGACCGCCGGGCTTGTTGTTCCCGCCGATGATATCGGAATCGTGCGCCCAATTGGCGCCGTTGTCGGTGTGCCGGCGGCGGAAGGTGACGCCGTGTTGCTGCTCGCAAACGGTCTCGATGCCGACCAGGCGGGCGTGCGTCATGCCGATGACGCGGTCGAGCTTGTGGGTCACGGCGATGCGGTGGTCGGCGAAGTCGCGCTCGATGCGGTCGACGTCGCTGCGGAACTGGTCCAGAGCCTTGCTGATGCCGTTCAAGTGCGCTGTCTGCTGGCGCCAGAAGAAGGCGGCACCGCCGAGCAAAGCGGCCGAGATTCCAGGCCAAAAGAGAGAAAGCAGTTCAACCCCTAGCGGGCTCATGATAGGTCTCCACGGCGAGCGCGTTATCGATATCCATGATCAGCGCCTCGCCTTGCGCGTCGATCGGGCAATTGTTGATCCGCGCGTCGAGCGCGGCGCGGTTGATGTGCTCGCGCGCGCGGCGCAGAAGGCGGCGCATGAGCAGCAGGTGGCCCTTGTTCGCCAGCACCAGGATCTCGTAGTCGAGCCGTTCTGCTGGCGACATCCAGTCTTTCGCGTCGGCGGGGGTCGGCCCGTTCATGGCTTCAAATCCAGCTGATGACGCCCGAGTTCGTTCGGGCGGCGATCTCTCCGGTTTTCGGGTTCCAGGAAACGGCGCGGCCAGCCGTGCCAACCCCGGCCGGCATCGTGGCGTAGTAGTCGACGGCGCCGGATGGCGCCGACAGTTCAACGAGCAGTGCCGGGTCGCCGTCTGAATCCTGATAGGTGACCACTTGCAGCAGGATGTTGTTCGACAGCCTGATGCCGCTCATCCAGTACGGGAAAAACAGCTTTGAAGAATCCAGGAGCACCGAGTATCCAGGCGGCCAGGGCGCGACATAGGGATCAATCTGCGTGGCGTTGTAGGTGGCATCAATCAGCTTGTGGCAATATCGCCAATCTTCAGCAGGGCCGCTGTCAAAATCCATCAACCCGAGCGCCTGGAATGTTTCCGAGAGCAGCCACTTGAACAGCTGCCCGTCGGCCTTGAAGGCAAACCCAAGGCAATGGTTGACGGTGTAGTTCGCGTTTTGCTGATAGGTGTGCTGATACTGCCATTCGTACACGGGTCCGCTGACGGTGTAGTCGGCTGCGATCTCGAAAGTGGCGACCGTCGCGATGCACGAATACTGAGCGCTGGCGCTCAGATAACCGCCTGGATTGAAAATGCCGCGCATGACGGCGATTTTCCGGCCATCCGGAGATGATTCGACTTGCCACAGCTTGTTCAGCCACAGGTTGAACGTTCGTTCGCGCGTCGGAGGGTTTTCCGGCGAGCTACCAACGTTCTGCGTTTGCTGCAGATCAAACGAGCCGGTGTAAACGCGCACAATGTTGTAGGTCGGTGAAACGGCCGTCAAAGCCGAGTCCGTGGTCGTGATCGCGATCCGCTGCAGCACCGTGTAGCTGAACAGCGATTCTCCGGGTTTCTGGTCCCAGCGCACGAGATCCCAGGTCGTCGTGCTCGACGTGTCCGAGACCAGCACCAGCGAGAGAATCCGGCACTCGCCGGCGGTGTTCACGTGCATCCACGAGGTCGGCGTCGTCGGCAGCATGGCCGTGCCCACCGGGCCGTACTGGATGCCGCCGGCGAAAATCACGTCGTCACGGAACTCGTAGCCCGCGCTGGCATAGTCCGGAGGCAGCAGGCCGCTGGCCGGCACGCCAGGCGCCATCGGGTTCTTGAAGTAGCGCGTCGTCGAGTACTGCGGCGCGGAGTACGACGACGGCGCCGCGGGCTTCGGCAGCGTGGCGCCGGCGAGGCTTTGAATGCCGGTCGGCGTGCACACCCCGTGGTACGGCTGCCCGATCGACAGCAGCCGGCTGAGGTCCGTCATGTTCAGCTGGTTCGCCTCGTTCGCGGCAATGTTCATCTCGAGCAGCGCCACGTGCACAAAGCTGGTGGCCGGCAGGAAGCCCCACGGCGCCGACCGCAGTTCGACTTCGCCTTTCTGGCCGTCCTGCGTCACGAGGGCGAACTTCGTCAGCCGGCGGCGGGGCTGCGCCGTGCCGCTGTTGTTGAACACGCGGTCTGCCGTGCGCGTTTCATTCGCCGGGCGGTTCAGGCAAGTCGGCGTGATGCCGGCGAGGGCGACATCGGCCGGAGTCTTGAAGTTCCAGCGGAACTTGTAGCCGGTGCCGTACTGCTGCATCTCGATCGACTTCAGCCGCTGCGCGGCGCCGATCATGCCGAGCGGAAACACCATCACCGTCTGCAGCGGATGCCATTCGCGGTTGGCATAGCCGGTTTCGATCATCTGGTAGTCGGAACTGTCGGCGCCCGGCTCGGGCGCCGCGGCGACGGTCGGCGAGGCGAAACACAGGTGGATCGGGTTCGACGACAGCGACGGCTTGAAGCCCGAAAAGCTGATCCGCTTGTGTGCCTGCCGGTCCATGCGGATGACGCCATCCGACGAGACCAGCGTATCCAGCGCCGTGTGCCAGGCGCGCGGATACCAGGTGAAGCCCGACAGGTACGACCACCAGTTCGAGCCCAGGCAATCCGGTTCCGGAATCACGACATCCGGCTCGGGCTGCTCGAAGCTGCCGACCCGCTGCGGGATCGATTGCAGCAGCACATCGCCGGGCAGCACGCGGTCGCGGCGCGTCGTCGTGCCCCGGCCCGCGGCGAGCAGGCGGCGCGATCGGATCAGGCTGCTGCTCACGGCGGCGTGACGGAAGCGACGGACCCGACCCGCTGCGGGATCGACGGCAGGGCCGGAGCCGGAGCCAGACGGCGCGCCTGCAGGCTCGTCTGGCCGGCAGCCAGCGTCAGGCGGTCGAGCGTGGCGACCAGTGATTGGCTGGCCGGCTGCTGCGGCGCCGCGCTCAAAGCGTGATCTCCAACACGTCCTCGGTCAGCGTCGCCTCATACGTCGCGCTCAGCGCGATCGTCGCCTTGTCGCGCTCGATGTCTTCGACGGCCGGGAAGGTGACCGTCAGCTTGTGGTCCTCGGCCGGGCCGTAGTTGAAGTCAGCGGTCGGCGAGAGCGTCAGCGGCGAGCTCGCCGGCGAGGATCCGGCGGGGGCGCTGGTCGGCGTCTCGGGATGCGTGACGCCGGAACCGGCGACGCTGCACAGGGCCAGCGAGAACTCCGTGACCGCCTCGCCGGTCTGCGGGGCCATCGTATGCACGACGCTGAACACCTTGCCGCGCGCGTGCACTCCGGTTGCGGACACATCGAGGGTCTGGTCGAGGTCGATCGCCGGATTGAGCGGCACGCGCGCGGTGACCAGGTTCTGCCGGTGCGAGCCCCAGATTCTGGTTTTCGCGACGGCGATCAGCGTCTCCATCGCGTTGTCGGCGGCGGCGCGGTCGGTGTCGGTCGTCAGCGTCACGTCGGCCGCAGTCGTGTAGCCGAGCACCGGGACGGCGGCATCCATCGGCGGAATGCCGCTGATGGCGTTGGCGTAAAGCAGCATCGACTGCTCGGCGGTCGGGACCGGCGGATAGACGCCTTCCAGAGCACCGGACAGCGCATCGCGCAGCGTGCCGACGACACTGATGCTCTCCTGCGCGCGCACCGTGATAGCGTGCTGCTCCTCGATGACTTGCGCGTAGTCGAACGACACCTCAGCCGAAAAGCCCATGCACAGCAGGTAGTCGACATCGGGATTCGGCGTCCAGCTGCCGATGGCGGAATTCGGCAGCGGCGTGTACGTGATGCTTTGGATGGTGCCGCCGGCGGCCTTGATCGCCGCATCGACGGAATCACGGCGCAGGAACCAGTTGCCGTCGATGACGAACTGCGAGATGTCGAGCGCCGACACGTAGTCATAGGCGATTCCGTACTGCTCTGCCTTGACGCGCGGGAAGCGGTAGTCGAAGCGGACGTCGACGCGGTTGATCAGCTGGCTACGGCTGGCTAGCGAGAGCGACAGCGAGCCGTCGATGAGATGCGCGGCCCCGGTCAGGCTCATGTCGGGAGAGACCTTCGGCGCCCAATCGGTCAGCCGCGGCGTGCCGCTCACGTCGAGCTCGACGGCTGCCGGCAGCGTCGACAGCCGGTCCTGCAGGCGCACCCAGCCACGCGCGGCCGGATCGAAGATCGCCGGCGAGTGATATCCGCCGGGCGTCAACGTGTCGATGTCGCCATCGTCCAGCGCATCGATGATCTGCTGCAGGTTGTCGGTGCAGCGCAGCTCGATCATCTTCAGGTCGAGGTCCAGCGTCGGCGTGTCGATCAGACCGGAGAACAGCAGGCGGACATCGGCAGCCGATCCGCTCGCCATGTCGGCGATCTGGATGGTGATCGCCTTGCCCACCCAGGCCGAGAGGCTGAAGGCGCTTCCACTTGCCGGGCGGACGGTCAATTCGGCGATGCGCGCCGCGCCCTCTTCGGCTTCCACGCGGATCTCGCCGACGACGATGGCCGATCGGTCCACGCCGGAAATCGTCACGATCGGCGCCCAGACGCCGGCGCGCGCGCCGCTGCCGGAGGTGCCCGTGTAGGTCTCGTTCGCCATGCTGCCGCTAGACCTGCTCGCAGATCAGTTCCCAGCGGTACGCGGCCTGCGCGTGGTCGCCGGAAGAGCCCGGACGCGAGACCCAGGCGGTGATCTTCGGGAAGTAGAGGATCTGGTAGCCGATGGCGCCGGCGACCGCATCGGCGGTGCCCACGTCGCCGGCGAATGATACCGGCGTCTCGACGGCGCTGGCATCCGGCAGCAGGGCCAGCGCCCAGGGCGCATACCCGCTGTCGGCGCGGCGCGTGGTCGGCAAGGTCGCCTGCCGGCTGCCGTCACAGGTGGCCGCCACCGGCACGATGCAGGAGACGACCTGCTGCGTGCTCGTGTCAATCCCTTCGAGCCCGGGCGGAATCCATCCGGACCCGGAAATCGTCACCCGCAGCCGGCGCCACGTTTCCTGCTTGATGCCGGCACCGCCGATCGTGCGCAGGATCGTTTCGCCACCGAGCCACTCGTAGCTCGTTTCACAGTCCAGAGCGCTGCGGATCGGGATTTCGACGCTGCCAATCAGGATCGTTTTCACCGGCGGCCGCCTTTCTGCAGGGCCGCGCGCGCGAAATCCCGCTGCAGGCGGTTGAAGTCGTAGGCGTTCATGCTGGTTTCGTAGCGACCCATCCCGGGAAAGTTGAAGACCGCTGCGGCGCGCGCGGCGGCTGGTGTGGCCGTGCGCAGCGTCGGCAGCGACAGCCGGCCGACGAGTCCGCCGTCGGCGAATCCGGGCAGGGCGGAAAGCCCCTGGCGGCGCAGACGTTCGAGGAAAGCGAGCATGCCGCGTTGCTGCACCACTTCCTGCGGCAGAACGTACTCGCCGCGGTGCACGATGCCGGCGGGCTGGTACTTGCCGCCGGCGCCGGTGAAGCCGCCACGGGCAAGGCCGGGCAGCTGCGCATCCCCCGTGCCACCGCTGCCGGATGCGGAATCGCCGCTGCCGGTGTCGCCCGTGCGCTGCACCTGGATCTCGACCTTCTTGACCGTGACGTCGGGGATGGCGTCCAGCTGCGCCTTGATCTCGGCGATCTTGCCTTGCGCCTGCGCGATGTCGACCTCGAGCGCCAGGCCGCGCAGTTTCTGCTCGATCTCGCCGATCTGGTTCTGCAGATCCTGCAGGCTTTGCGCTTGCGCGGCCGCCCGCTCGTCGAGCGTCGCCGCTTCCTGCTCCTTGATCTTCGCGCGCGCCTCCTCGGCGTTGGCCTGCGCCTCGGTGACGCGCTCGATGGCGCGCGCGCGCGTTTCCGGGTCGGCGATCTTGTCGATCAGGCGCGCGGCGCGCTCGGCGTCCTTGGTGGCCTGGTCGGCGAGCTTCGTGGCGTTGTCCGTGCGCTTGAAGCTGGCGGCGAGCTTGGCATTCAGCGCGTTCAGCGTCGCCTCGTCGAGCAGGGCCTGCGCCTCGCGTTGGTTGAGGTACGCCTGATCTTCTGGCGAGAGCGCCGAGCGGCGCGCCTCGCTGGCCGACTGCTTGCCCTTGTCGCGGATGTCGAGTGCCGATTGGCTCAGCTTCTGCGACTCGTCGCGCGCCTTCTGCGCCTCGGCGACGGTAGCCTGCCAGGCACTGCGCAACGCCTCCTGCAGCCGCTGCGCATCCTTCAGCTGGTCGTCCAGCAGGCCCTTGGCGTCGGTGCGGATCTTCGCATTGACCTTGCCGGCGGCTTCGGCGCGCAGGTTCTCGAGGTTGCCGAGCTCGGTCTGCAGCTTGCGTTGCAGCGTCAGCCGCTTGGCGGCGTTGTCCTGATCTTCCTTGAGGCCGGAATCGATCGCCGACTGGCTGCCGAAATTCTTCGCCAGTCGCTTCTGGCGCTCGATCTCGTAGAGCAGATCGAGGTTGTCTTCCTTGTTCGCCTCGCGGTACTTCTTCGCTTGCGCTTCCAGCGCGGCGATCTTCCTGGCCGTGATGTCGACCAGCTCGGCGTTACTCTTGGCGATGTTCTCCGGAGCGATGCCGAAGACGACATCCGCCAACGTCACGCCGGACTTCTTGAACGCGAGGAACTTTTCCAGCAGGGTGTTCAGCGTCGGGATGATGCTGTTTCCGATCGAGATGCCGACGGCGTCGGACACCTTGCGCAGCTTGTCCAGGTTCTCATTGAACTGCCCGGCGGACTTCGCCAGATCGCCGGAAATCACACCGCCCAGGGCTTCGAGCTCCTGCCCGAACTTGTCGAGCGCCTCGGTACCGCCGTTCAGCGCGAGGACGAAATCCTTGCCGACCTTGCTGCCGAAAATCGAGATCGCCGCGTTCGTCTGCGCCGCGCCTTCCGGCAGATCGGCGATCGCGTCGGCGAGATCGCGCAGCACCGGCATGGCGCCACGGACGCGGCCATCGGTGTCGCGGATGCTGATGCCGAGATCGGCAAACTTCGCGGCAGACTCCTGGTTGCCGGCGGCCGCGGCTGCCAGCTCGGCGTTGAGCGTGATCAAGCCCTTCGCCAGTTGCTCGGAGGAAACGCCGGTGATGTTCGCGGCGTACTGCAGCTTGCTGAGGTCCTCGGCGGCAATGCCGGTGCGCTGGCTGAGCTCGTCGAGCGCGTCGGCGTTGTCGATCGCCTGCTTCGTCAGCGCAGCCAGACCGGCGACGACGCCGACCCCGGCCAGCGTCTGCATGGCGCCGGCGACGCGCAGCGAGGCCGAGTGCATCGCGCCCATTTCGCGCGTCACCGACTGCACGGCGCGCACGGCGCCGGACGATTCGCCGGTGATCAGGACCTTGGTTTGCGGAACGGTGCTCACGTTTTCACCCCTGCGTCATGTCGTTCGCCAGTTCCAGCGCGGCGAGGTACAGCCGCCACGGGTAGCCGAGCAGGCCGGCATGCCCGTGCTGCGCGATCAGCCTGGCGGCGTTTCGGTCGATGCGGTCGACCAGGTGGCCGCGGCCAGAAGCTGCCGGCTGGCCGCGCTGATCGACGCACGGACCCGAAAAAAAAACGGGTTGAGCGCGCGCGCGGCCTGGACGACGGGCTGCAGTTCGCTGGGCGTGCACTGCTCCAGCGCTTCCGCTGGCAGGTTGCACATGCGCGCCAGGTCATCGAGCCCGACATCATCGAAGGCGAGCGCGTGCAGCACGTCGCGGTCCTGGTTCGAGTCGAGCGCGACGAACCACTCGCGCACTTCCACGAACGTCAGCTCGCGGACTTCCACGACCAGCGGGCCGGCGGTGACGGCGCGCACGGCGCCGGCCGTGCGGGGAGGAGCGGCCATCATCACGAGTTGAAGTGCAGCTGCGCGTACTGCGAGACGCCGGCGGTGACGATGGTCTCGTCTTTCTCGACGGTCAGCGATACCGTCAGCGTCGCGAAGTCGTCCGAGATGAACGGCACATTGCTCGCCACGCCGAGCTTGGCCTTCCAGATCCGGCCGACGAAGTACTTGCCGTCGACCTGGTTGATCCCCTCGACATGAATCGACAACTGGGGCGCGGACGAGATCAGCGCTTGCACATCGCCACCCGCCTTCGGCGTGTAGCTGATCGTGATCGAATCGCCATTCGCCACCCCGCCGGTCGTGATCGAGGACCCGATCAGGATGCCGCCCGGGCTGACGGTGTAATCGGCGGTGAGGACCGTCGTGGCGCCCTTCTTGACCACCGGCGCGACGGACGTGTCGATGACCCGCTTCGTCGGCACGAAGTAGCCGGTGTTGATCTTGTAGCCGGCTTCATCGACGATCGGCGTCGCGCCGAGCGAGGCCGTCGTGCCCCAAAGAGCGAGCGCCAGGTTCTGCACGGTCGCGTGCCGCAGATCGACCGACCCCGACATCGCGGTGATGCGCTTGACCGATGCATCGATACCGCCGGCGCCGGTGCGGTAGTCGGCCAGCGTCTTCTCTTCCTCGGAGAAGGAAAGCGAGAAGCTGCTGGCGTTCTCGAGGTCGAAGAACTTGCGCGCCTCGAAGGTCGCCGCATCGGCATACACCGCGGCGCGCAGTTTGGCGTTGGGGATGAAAGCGACACCCATTTCTAGATCCTTTGCTCAGTCAAAAATCGCGGTCAACGCGAAGGTGATCGACAGCCGCAGCACGCGGCCGTCAAATCCGGTTTCCGATCCGTCGAGAAGGACCGGGTACTGCATGGGGCTGTGCTCCCAGCCGACCAGCGCCGAGGCGGCGCCCTCGATCAGCGCGTAGGCTTCAGCCTGCTGCGCCGGCGAGGCGCGGTAGACATCGACCAGCGCGGCGAACGAGAAAATCAGGTCATAGCTGACCGCCGAGCCGGTGACCGATCCGCTGGTGTTGATCCGTTCGAGCCGGAGATGCCCGACGACTGGCGTGGCCGAGTCGTCCGAGAGATCGACGGCGCTGAAGGTGCCGAGCAGGACGGCGGCCGGCATGGCGGCGGCCAGGCGGGCGAGGATGGCGGTTTCGGTGGTGGCGAGCATATTTTCTCTACACCGACACGACAGGACCGAACATCGGAGCGGGCAGAGGCCACTCTGCGGTGTTGTAAATCACGCCTTTGCGCCACGCGGCATCCTGTCCGGCCCGATCTCCATAGGTGACGCAGCGCACTCCGGAGCATGCAGCATGCGTCACAAGCAGCGCCGTGTCATCGGACGGATCAACGACGACCGTTGAAACGGCGCGCTCTGTGCCGTCGTCATAAACCCGGATCAGGCTGTTTGTGCCGTCTGAATAGTTGGTCTCTCCTGCTTTTGCAGCCGCTATTTTTTGCGTGAACTTGATCTGCGTCGCGGTGCTGTTGACCGATGTCACGGACACAAGCCGCGGCCCGGTTCCGTCTACCGGGAGCTTGAGCACCTTTTGCGCATAGGCCAGCGCAAAGCGACGCCCAACCTCGTTTTGACCGATCGTGCTGACGTGGATGCTGTCTGCCCCAGCGTTTCGCGGCACGTCGTGCGTCACAACCATGTGGGCCCGTGGCAGAGATTCCGTGATGATTTTCATCGCCGATCGGATCGTGATGATCATATTCACCGAATTATTCGGAGCGTTGCGGTAAAAATACAGAATTGTTGGACTATTGATAGATCCGGTTGTGAAAATCAAAGAATAGAGCTTTTGAGGATCAGAAGCGTTCACTCCTGATGCTATTTCCGACCAGCTGTTTAGAACCTTTATTCCTCCTGTTCCCAGCAACGAAAACTCGATCAGGTATTTTGTGTTGACTTCGAGCCCGTCAAATGAATATCCGAGGGTGGTTGTTCCATCGCCAACGATCCTGAATGATTTGCTGCTGAGTACTGTAATTGTATTAGTCGCGCTGGTGTTTTGCGCTGACCCTGGCGTCAGCGTCACGTTGACCGGGCTTGATGCCGACCCATTGTCTTCTGACATCACTTGCACATGGCCGGTCAGGCGGTGCTTGGTCGCCAGAGCCGCATCATTACTTGCCGAAAGCTGCGCGTAAAGCAGCGACGCTCCTGGGAAATCGTCCATCAGATGCTTGTAAAGGCCGGTGAACCCTCCCATATACTGGCCTTTTGAGATTGCGCCCGTCGCCATGGTCTCTGTCGTCAGATAAGACTCGGACTCCATTCCGAACAAGCAAAAAACCGGCAAGCTGTCCCTGACGACCGTGGCCTTTGTCCTCGCCGTCGTAGCCCCATAAAGCGATGTCATGTCATCGACGACATCAGGCGGGATCCAGTGCTTGAAATTCGTTGATCCGATCGCGCACGGCACGAGAACGGGCGTAATCCCCGTCAGGGCAGCGACGGACTTGCCCATCGCCAGACCAAACGATCCGGCTGGCGCACCTGGGGATGAATCAGACGGGATGTTGTTTACCCATCCGGCGCCCTGCACGCTTATCGGCTCTGTAGCAATGCGATAGGTGCCATTTTTTTCGAGCAACCAGACATTCGGCGACTTTGGCATGGTCAAAGACGAGATGACTCCACGCCCGTCTGCATTGCTCTGCCCGATCAGAATAAACGCCTCATTGTGCTGCGCGGAGCTGGCCATCTCGGCGCTGAATGCGGAACTGAATTGCGCATTGAACTCGGCACTAAACGCGGTCCCAAAATCAGCCGTTTGCAGCGAACCGGCCGAAAGTGTTTCGACCGCTGCCAGCCGATTGTCGATCGAGCTTGCCACCGCGCTGCCATCGATGCCGACCTTCGCCTGCAGCGCCTCCACCACCGCATTGAGATTCGCGATGCCGCCCGCCAGCGGCGTCACCGGCGAATTCGTCGGCGCCCGCGGGTCCGGGTTCGGCAGGTCTACCAGATCGGTCGGGAACATGATTTCCTCTCAGGCGCTCATTCGCGCGTCAGCACGAGGGCGGCGCGCATCTCGAAGCGGTTCAACCGCTGCGGCACGCCGACCACCTCGTAAACCAGGGTGTCGATGGTGATCCGGTCGCCGCTCTTGATCGGCGGGCCGGCAAGGTAGCGCAGGGTGTGCGTGGTATGCGCGGCGATGCTGTAAGCGAGATCATCTGCCGTGTCCAGGATTCCGAGGATCTCAATGCCGGGCGCGTCATACGGCAGCCGCCCCTCATCGAATGGCCTGCCGGCGTCGACCGACCACGCAACCGAGCAGCGCGAAGCGAACCCGGCCGGGCCCGCCTGGTACGCGATCGCCAAATCCGCATCGCCGCAACCGATCGGCCCGAGGTACGTGCCGTCGAAGCTGTGCAGCGCGTCATCGAACGGCTTGAAGCCGTCGAATGGAATCGACTGCCCGGGCGGCATCACGCAGCCTCGTCGCAGAGCAGCAGGGCCGGCTCGGCGATCTGATGCTTGATGCCGAGCCGCGTCAGCACCAGGCTGGCGACCGTCTCGGCGCTGTACGAATCCATGCACGCGGCGGCACCGGCGGCCGTGCGCGGACAGAACGCGCCGCCCCGGTTGTGGATCCGGTGGCACGGATGGCAGGCGACGGGCGATTCCAGGCTGATCGTGTTCAGCCAGTCGCGCGTCAGATTCTGCCGGCTGCTGTGCGAGAGCATCACGATCTTCGGCATGCGCTCGTTCGCGACGGCATTGGCAATCACGCTCTCGGTGCCGACCACGGCGTCGGCCTGCATCGCCCACGTCAGCGCCAGGCGCAGCGACCATTCCTGCCCCATCACGCTGCCATACTCGATGCCATCGCGCTCGACGTGATCCACCTCTCCCGGCAAGTTGGCGAGATCGCCGAGCAGGAAGGTGTGCACGCGGTGGTCGGCGAGGATCTCCATGAAGCGCTGCGCATGCGGCCAGCCCTTGAACGGGCCGCTGCCGGATGGCGCGAGCACCACCACCTTGCCGCTCATCTTCTCGCGCAGCAGGCGCGCCCACTCGCGCTCGAACGGCGCCGGGTAGAAGCGCTGCCGGTTCCGCGCGCCGTTCGGCAACTCGGCGTATAGATGCACGGTGTCGACGTAGTTCGCGCCCATCAGCTTGCGGCGCACGCCGGTCGGCAGGTAGAAATCGGCGGACGACTGATGCGGCAGCAGGCGGTTTTCGACGCTGCCATGCAGGTTGATCCAGCGCTGATACTGCGGCGCCTGGTGGCACCAGTACTCGATCGCCTCCTCGTCGGACAGCACGTTGCGCGGCAGCACGCGCAGCTCGGCGATGTGCGGGTCGTGGCGCAGCATCTCTTGGCCGTTGGCGGCGACGTAGCAGGTCACCGCATAGCCCTGCTCGTGCAGGTGCGCGGCCACCGATGCCGCCCACAACGCATCGCCGTTGCCGCCCATGCGGACGATGCCGGCCCGCTTGGCGGGCTTGTCCTGCCGCCACGGCTCGCTCTGTCCGGCACCGGCGGCGAGCTTGCGGAAGACGAGCAGGAAGGAGTACTCATCGCCCCCGCCGCGAGTTTGGCATTCGAGCAACGACCAGTCTGGGAAGAGCAGCCGCATGGCGTCGACGATCTCTTCCGGCAGGAAGTCATGCTTGTGATCCGGGTTGGCGCCCGGCTGGCCGCAGCGCGGGTACAGATCGGCATGCGGCAGGTAGAGCACCAGGTGGCCGCCGGTGGCGAGCACGCGCCACCACTCGCGCAGCGCGGCTTGCCAATCGACCACGTGCTCGAGCAGGTGAGAGGAAAAGACGTTGCTCGCCGAGCCATCGGCGAACAGCCCGAGGCGCGCCGCGTCCGGAATCAGGACATCCGGTTTCATCAGCGTGCCGAACAGCGCCACGTCGGCGCCTGAATCCAGCCCGAGCAGGTGCGGCCAGACCTTTTCGGCGCCGCAGCCGATGTCAAAGCCGCCCGCGGCGAGGTAGTGCAGCACCTCGTGGCGGATCTTGCGGGCTTCTCTGCCGTTGCTTGTGGCCGGGGTCCAGGTCATGGGTTCGGGTTCGGTTGGGTCAAGTGGATCGTTCGGGTTCCGGTTGTCCCGGATGCGCCGAGGGGGGGCGACGCATCCGGGGCCGGAACGGCGAGGAGCACGAGGTGCTGGTTAGGTGGTGATCAAGTCCTCGATCTTCGCGAAGCTCGCCGGATGGCGGACCCCGGAATCCACGAACTGGTTGATGGTCACCTTGACCTGCCCGGTGTCGGCCTTGGTGTAGGGATCGACCGTGACATCGGCGCCACCGAAGAACGCGATGATCAGATCCGACCAGTCGCTGCCGAAGATTGCCGCCGAGCAGACGGTCGTCGAGGTGCCCTTGGTGAGGTTCGACGGCACGTTGTTCGTGACGCCGGCGCGGTAGCCGTTGAGCGGCTGGTCGCCAGGCTGCCAGATCATCGGCAGGTTGGTGCCGAACTGCGTCTGCTTGTACTTGCCGCGCGTGCGCGTGTTGATCAGGTAGCCGGAGCGCTGATCGGGCTCGGCGTTGCTGTTGGCGCAGGCGCTTTCCAGGTCGACCAGGTGCGACCAGGCCGGCGCGGCGCCATTGGCACCGCCGACGACCGTACCGATGCCGGAGGTGTACCGGATGCCGTTGTGCTGCGGCGTGGTGCCGGTGCCGTTGATCGATTGCGACTCGAAGAGGACCAGGGCCTGCTGGATCAGGTCGTTCCGGATCATCTGGTCGACGCTCGGGTTGGCCTGGATCAAGGCTTGCTTCGAGACTTCGACATAGGCTCCGACACGCTTCGGAACCAGCGACAGCGTCTGCACGGTTGGGTTCGTCTCGCTCGCCGACCCGATTTCCGTCAGCGTGCCAATCGTCGCGCCGGTGGCCTGGCGCGGGATGGAGATCGAGTCCTTGAGGCCGGTGAGCATGGTTGCGCCGAGTTGCGCCATCACCAGCTTGTTGCGCAACACGTCGGCCATGAGGTCGTGGCGAACGTCGGTCTGCACGAGGTTTCCGGCTTCCGTCGACGTGCCGACGTTGAAGTCCCGGCCCATCAGGCCGAAGAGCATCTCGTAGGGCACATACGCGCCGTCTGCCTGGCGGCCGAATTGGCGCGCGACTTCCTGCGAGCACTCGCGCTCGAGGCCGGCATTCGTCCAGTCACCCGAGCACATGGCGCTCAGCAGGTTGCCGAAGCTGTACCGGCTGCGGTCGCGATTGGTCATGCCGATGTCGAGCGTCTGATTCTGGTGGCGTTGGGTGATCTGCGCCAGGATGTAGTCGCGGAACTCGGACACGCTGCGGCCGTTGCGCACGGCGTCGGCGGCGTCGTTCGGCTTCAGGTATTGCCGATACTGGTCACCCAGCGCGGCGATTTCGGAGACGCGGGCGCGCTCGGCGTTGATGATCGAGTCGGGATTGAACGGCGGCTGATTGGTGGCCGCCGGGGCGAGGTCTTGCATGATGAGGCTCCTGGTTGAGGACGGTTGATGCTGGCCCGAGGCCGGCGGCGGGGAAACGGGTTGAGGTTCGGTTTGAGGCTCGGCTTGAGGCTCGTCGAGCGCGACGGCGCGCGGCGCGACTTCCGGAAAATCGGCGGCGCGGCCGATACCGACGGTGTCGTCGGCGGGGATATCGACAAGCGAAACCTCGAACGGCTGCCAGCGCGTCACGCGGTACGTCGGCGGGCCTTTGTGGTCCCCTTGGCGCACCAGCACGCGCTCGCTGATGCGGTAGCTGATCGACACCTTGGGCATAAGGCCGAGCTCGATGTCGCGGCGCAGATCGGCGAGCGCTTCGCGCGGCGAGAGCGCGATCGTCAAGCGGACCCGACGATCGTCGTCGAGCCGGGCGGACTCCACCTTGCCGATGGCGGCCAGCGGCGTCGCGCCGGTGGCGGTGTGGCGGTCATGATTGGCGAGGACTGGCGCGCCGTTGCTCAGGCGCGACAGGTCAACTTCTCCGGGCTTGTGGCCCAGCACTTCGACCCACGGATCTTCCCATCCGTCTGCGCGCAAGACGGTTTCCTCGCTGGATGCGGCAATCTCGAGCCGCATCAGGCCGTCGCCCTTGTAGATCGGGTCGGTGTTCAGCCGGACTGCGGTATCGGCCAGCGATCGGTGCATGGCGCCTTCGATGCGCGAACGCTCGCCGATGGCGGGCTGCTGGTGGTCTGAATCGGTATTCATGCGGGAGTTCCATGGTGGCGCATGTGGCGGACGACGGCGGCGGACTTGTCGGCAGCTTTTTCGGCAGACTGGTCGGCGGCTGGACCCGACGAAGGGTCGGCCGCGGCGGCGTCGGCGGCAGCCATCGGCGCGGCGGACTGCTGCGGCAGCGGGCCGAACAGTTCCTCATCGAGCAGCCGTTCGCGGGCGATCTCTTCCGGGTCTTCGCCGCGCTCCAGGATGATCCGGGAGCGCGAGGTGAGGCCGTACTGCAGGTCGCTTTCGTTTGCGGCCGACTCCTTCGCCGGGTCGATTCCAGCCCAGCGGCGCGGGCGCCACGTGCAGGCGTTGATGTAGTCGCGCAGGCGGCTGCCGACGAGCGATGAGTTCCGCAGCACGGCGAAGCGCATCCACTCTTCGAGCACCGGCTGGTGCAGCCAGTCGATCAGGTCCTGCTGCACGACCTTGTAATGCTCGCGCTCGTCGAGGATGCCGACGCGGGCGCTGGAGTAGTTCACGCCTTCGAGGTCGTTCCCGATGGTGTGATAGCTGGCGCCGCGGGCGGCCGACCATCCCCTGATCTGGTCCTTGACGTACTGGCCGGCGTTGATGTTCGGCCAGGGCGAGTTGTACTGGCGGATATCGTAGCCGGACGGCACGACGTCCCATTGCCCAGGCGCCGTCGTCGAGAACTTCTCGGCGGCTTCGGTCAGCTGCTGCACTTCGTCGGGCGACAGCACCTTGCCGGCGGCGCGGGCGGCGTCCAGCACGCTGTTGATGATTTGATCCGAGAACCCGGGCGGCGCATCACCGGTCGGCGACACGAAGAAGCCGAGACGCTCGGCGCTGTTGCGCGAAGCGACGCTGCAGGCTTCCTCGAACTTCTGCGCCATCCACAGGCGGCGCGCGCCGACCGACAGCCACGCCACACCGCGGACCTGTCCGGGCTCGTCGACGGAGAAGCACAAGCGCGCCTCGCTGGCCGACAGACGAAGCGACTTGCCGCCGGTCCCCTGGCGGTCGTCGCTGGCGGCGGTGCCTTGGCGCAGGTGATAGCCGAGCACGCGGCCGTCGGCGTCGCGCTCGACTCCCAGGCGGATGGTGCTGCCGTTGGCGAGGTTTTCCGAGCGCGTGTGATCGATCAGCCACGGGTCGAGCAGCTGGATCTGGAAGCCGAACGGACCCGATCCGGCGCGGAAGCGGTAGAACAGTTCTCCGGTGCGCGCGAGCGACTGCAGCGCCAGCGCTTCGACCTGGCGCCAGCTGAGGCCAGACGTTTCGCAGGTGCCGGCGGCGCCCCACTCGCGCCACAGGCTTTCAATGGCGTCGTTCGCCTCGACGTGCTGCGCACTGCTGCGCGATTTCGTCAGCCGGCACTGCAGGCGGATGCCGTTCTGCCCGAGCACGTTGTCGCGTTGCTGGATCAGCCAGCGCTGCGCCCACTCGTTGTTCCGCGCGAGGTTGGTGGCGCGCGCGACGATCGTCGCCCATGCGCCGCGCAGGTCCTCGTTGATGTGCGTCGCCGAGGTGCTCCACGAGTGCGCCCAATCCGGAGTTTCGGCCGTTTCGAGCAAGCGCTGCGCGGCCTGGAATGCGTGCCAGCGGCGGGTCTGCGCGACGGCGCAGTGATGCGCCAGCGTGTCGTTCAGCCAGGCGGCATGGGCCGCCGGCTGCGGCCGTTGTTCGGCGGAGAAGATCGAGCGGAACAGGTTGGCAAGCTGCATGGTCAGCCCCGGTAGCGCACGACGGGGCGCGCCGCGAAATTGCTGCGCCGGATCTCGCGCTCGTAGTAGGCGACCAGATCCTGAATCTCGCGCAAGGAGCGGAACTTCATCGTCCGGTCGCCGATCTGGTACTCGGCCACGTGCGCCGAGCCGCCGGTGACGTAGCTCGCCAGCGCGGTGCGCAGATCGTCGAGGCAGCGCTGGTTGATCGAGCGCGGATCGAGCGCGGCTTGGTTGATCAGGTTGGCGCCGATTTGCACGGCGGTGATGCCGAGATCGACCCGTTCGAGCACCGCCGGCGCACCGGTGATCCGCTCGACGTAGGCCCACAGCGACGCCGGCCCGGACTGCAGCAGCGCCGATTCAGCGGCGGAGATGGACATCGTATGCACCGTGCCGTCGCCGACGGTCAGCAGCGTCTGCGCCGACGCGCCAGACGGCCAGAAGATGCGGTACTTCAGCACCCAGCCGTCGTCAGCCGAATACTCCGGCAGCTCGCGCGACCAGGCGACGGTCTCGCCGGCACGGAAGGCGGTGGGCTCTGAAGTGGGCGGCAACATGCAGCGGATTGTCAATCGTCGCGCGCGGGAAAACTACCAAAGAAATTTCGCGAAAGCGCTTGACTCCGCTGTAATTAGTGTGTATGATTCAAGTCATGGGGTAGCGCATCGCAACCACCACTTTCCGGGAGACCGCCATGCTTGCAGTGACCTTCACCAACACCGACGGCAACGAAACCGTCAGCCGTTTTTTCCAAACCCTTCGCGCCGCTCGCAAGTGGGCGAAATGGCTGTCGGGCCAGACGTTCGCAGCGAACGTGCGCATCATGCGCGGCGGACCAGGCGGCGAGCCGGTCCAATAGATCAAACCGCCTTCGGGCGGTTTTTTCATCTCCGCCCATGCCGCCGGCTGGCCCACGAAAACACCGCCATCGCCGACACAATCCCGATCGGCCCGCCGACCAGGTACGCGATGATCTCGACCGCCGACGCATCCGGCGCCAGTTTGAGAACGGCGAGATTGCAGGCGCCGATCAACAGCGAGTTGCCGCAGGCGAGCAGCCGGCGGTCGTCGCGCACGAGGAGCGACTGCAGGCCCAGGCAGAAGACGAGCGCGAAGGTGGAGACGAACAACAGCGCGGCGCTCATTCGCGGCACAGCACCAGCAGCTGTTCGATGCGCCGCACACTGACACCGAGATCGTCGGCCAGCCGGCGCTTGTCGGCGCCCTGATCCTGCGCCAGGCTTTGCTCGATGACGCGCAGATGCTCGCGCTTGCGCCGCGCGGCCACATAGACCCACTGCGCGCCGAACTGCCGCCGCACGACCGCCTCGAAGCGCTCCCACGCCGACGCGGGTATCTCCGGCATCTCGGCGCGCGCCGCGGCGATGATCTCAAGCAGGTTAGCGGCGGCCAAACTTGCGCCTCGCGTCGGCCAGCAGCTGCTGCAGGTTGATCTGTGCGGCCGGCACAGCAGCCGGCGGCGCCGCTGCCTGATCGACCGCCTGGCCGACGGCAGCGGATGACTCTGCCGCGGGCTGCGCCGTGGCTGCCGGATCGTCGGCCGCATCATCAGCCGGATGATCAGCCGGCTTCCCGGCGGCTTCCACGGCTGCCGCCGCATCGGCTTTCACCCGCCTGGCGACGCGCGGCACCTCACGCGCCTGCATCGCCATCCTGAACACGGCGAGATTGCCGACGAGGCAGTCGAGCGCCTCATTTCTCGGCCGCAGCTGGAACCAGAAGCGCAGCGGCCGGCCGCCGATCTTCTTCGTCCGCAGTTCCTCGGCGGCCAGCTGCGCGAAGTACTCGCGGTCGAATGCCTGGCTTTGCGGGAAATGGATGTACCCCGGGCCGGGCTTCAGCATCCGCAGCCGGTTGTACAGCGTTTCCTTGCCCTCATCCACGCCGAGCGGCTCGATCAGCGGGCCGGCGCGCCGCTGCCGTGCCAGACGGCGCATGCGTACCTGGCGAGACTGGATCAGCGGCCGCTGCACGCCCGGCGTGCCCTTGGTCGGAGACACCCATTTCCGGGTTGCGCAGAAGCGCAGAACCTGCGAGGTGTTGTAACCCGCATCGACGCCCGCGGCGAGCACGCGGCCGTCGGCGAGCGCGTCGGCCAGGTCTTCCCAGACCGCCGGCTCGGTGGTCTCGCCGGGCAGCACCTGGTGGTCGAGCAGCCAGCACTCTTCGCTCGCCAGCCAGCCGACGAAAGACACCTCGATGCGGTCCTTCTGCACATCGGCCCAGGCGGTGACCACCAGCCCGGGGTGCGCCTGCTCGATCTGCTCGCGCGTGTAGGGCTCGCAGCGGCCGAGCAGTGCGCCTTCGTCGGCGCCCTCGGCGCTTTCGCGGTACACTTCGCCCCAATCGGTGTTGATGACCGCCTTCAGCTTGCTGTCGTCGTCCTCGGCATCGACGAGCCGCTGCGCCAGCTGCCGCCACGACAGGCCGAGCCCGATCATCGTGTACGCGGCGCTGATCTGGTAGGAGTGCTTGCGCCGGACGCTTGGCTGCTCGGAGATCCACCGGCCAGCGGGCAGAATCTGCGGCTTGTAGCCCTCGTTGATCTCGCTGCCGCAGTGCGGGCAGACGAACCAGGCGTCCTCGACCACGCGCGGCGCGCCTTCCGGTTCGCCTTCCCGCGGCAGGCGCAGCCGGTGGCGCAGCAGGGTGCGTTCGAGGATGAACCACTCGTCGCAGTGCGGGCAAGGCACATGGCGACGGCTGCGGTTGCCGGCGAGGTACTCCTGATGGATCCGCGATTCGCGGTCCTTCACCGGAGTCGAGACCAGCAGGCGCTTGGCGCGCGTGAAATTGCGCTGCCGGTTGGCAATCAGCACGATCGGGTCGCCCTCTCCGCCGACATCCCACGGGAAGGCGTCCACCTCGTCCAGAATCACGTAGGGGATGTGGTCCGAGCGCAGCGATTCCGCCGAGTTCGCGCCGGCCTTGATGATCCGCGCGTTCGCGCCGTACTCGACCAGATCCTGCCGGTTCGCCGCGCTCCGGCTGGCGCGGGAGACGATCTCCTGCAAGCCGGGCGTCTCGCTGAACATCTTGGCGAGGCGTGGATTGAAGCTGCGGTCCCGCAGCTCGAGCGAGCCGAGCACCACCATCAGGTCGCGGTTGCCCAGGTGATCCATCACGTAGCCGATCCAGTTGTACAGCGCCTCGGTTCCGCCGACTCCGGACGCCTTCATCACGACCACTTCCTCGACGGGCGAATGCTCGCTGAGGTCGTCCATGATCTCGCGCAGGTGCGGCACGCGATCGGTGCGCCACTGGCCCGGCAGATTGGTCCCGCTGACCAGCCAGCGGCGGCGGTCGGCCCACTGGCTGACGGTCAGCAGGTCGCGCGGCTGCGCACCGTGCCGGAAGCGCTGCCCGAACTCCGGCAGCGACACCGATACCCGCTCGCACGCGCGGCCGAGCTCCTGCAGCGCTGTATGCACGGCGTCGGACAGCTGCCAGTGCACGCGCGTCTCGTCCTGCTCGCCGTCGATCGCATCGAGCAGCGATTCGGCGATCCGGTCGAGCTCGCGCAGCACGCGCGCCGACACCGCGCGCGCCGCCTGATGCAGCAGATTCGCCGGGCGCGTGCGCTGGCGTGCGTCCTCGAGCGCCCGCAGCGCTTCCTGCGCCGCAATGCGCGCTTTCTCTGCGTGCAGATCGGAAAGGCTGGGGAGGTCGACGGCGGCTTGCATGATCGGCAATTAGTGTGTAAGATTCATGTCATGATCAACCAGACCGGAGACAATCTGATGACCCCAGAAATGCGCACCGAAGGCGAAGCGATCCGCCAGGCGGTCGATGCGGCCGGCGCCGACATCCCGCGCAGGATGTGGCCCATCGGCGTGGTCGACCTCGAAGGCCAGCGCACGCTGATCCTGATGGGCGAGACCACCGGCTTCCTGTACGCCGTCGGCGAGCACATCGCCGGCTTCCGGCGACGGCTGACGACCGACGAGTTCCTGCGCATCGACGAGGAACTCAACGGCAAGCCGAAGACTCCCGGCGGCGCCCGGCCCGGCGCTGGACGCAAGCCAGCAGACGGCAAATCCGGGTCGCGCCGCCAGGTGGTGCTCGACGACGAGACGATCGAGATCTGCCGACAGGCCGGCGGCGGCGAACTGTCCGCCGGGATCCGGGCGGTGGCGGCGGCGTATCGGGGTTTGTATCGGGAGCGGTGATTTGCGGTTCATGAGGTTGCCCGGTCGACAGCATGCTTGAATTCTGGCGACCACCTACCGCCCGATCTTTGCAGCCGTTTCGCCTCGAGCAGAAGATGGCGCATTCGCTCCATGTGCTCGGCTGCCTCGACAATTGCGCCAGCTGCCAACCCATACGGAGAATGGATACCGCGAGCGATGTTGCCAAGAGATTTGACGAAGATCGAGGTTTCGCCTGTCAGCATGGTGTTTTTCTGATTCATGGATGGTCAACTCCTTTTACATTTGTCGCCTATCTCAATACTCTGTCCATGTTCACGCACAGCCGACGCAAGGTCTTCGATCGCATAAGCAATCCGCACCAAGCCAGCAGTAACCCCCATTACTGACTCAGTAAGCGACTCCACACCGACCCCTGCGGCATCAGCTGTTACGGGAATGCCTATGGGCGTTATTGCCTTCGTCAATCCGACCAGACCACCAATGATTGCATCACTCAAACTCAACTCGTCTTCGTATTGGTCATTCATGTGGTTATCCTTTTTTCCTATCCGTCGCCACCGCCCTCGCCCAAGCCTCGGCGAACCGTTGCTCCCACTTCGCCGCAGCCACCTTTCCGGCGGTGACATCCATGACAATCCGCCGGCGATAAGTCGCGCGCGGAATCGCCACCAGCAACAGCTTGAGATTGCCGCGCGCGTCGCTGGCCCAGCAGCCGCGACGCGGGCGACCTTTCCCGCCATCGCTCCAGAAAATCCGGCCAGCCTTCGCTGCGTTGCGCTTGCTGCGCCTGCTTTCCGTGGCGTTCTGGTACGGATCGAAGAAAGCCCGCAGAGCGGCCATGATCTGCTGAACCTGGCCGCTGCTGATGTTCCCGAACTGATCCAGCCGCGCATCCGGCCCGGGCGCGATGAATTCGCCTTCCTTCAGGTATCCCATGCGCCGCAGCGCCAGTTCGGACCTCTTGGCGACACGCTGCCCACCGGCGAACTGATGCCCGAGGATTTCCGCCATGCCGCCGTTGAACGCCTTGCCGAGCGGATCGTCCTTCACCTTCACCACCGCGAACGGCCGCGCCTTGGTCGCCGCATCGGTGCGCAGCGAGTTCAGCGTGACCGGCTTCGGCCGGTCAAACTGCGTCGCCATGTCCTGCCGCACCGCGTCCTTGACATCGCGCGCCAGCAGGTTGCAGGCCAGCGCCGTCGCAAACGGAATCTGCCGCTCCATCCCTGCCAGCGCATCGAGCGCCACACCCAGGCCGCGCACTTCCACATTGATCATTTCGCACCCCTCCTCGGCCCGGCGCAGAAATTGCCAGCCGGCTGCAGCAGATCGCCCCCTCGCGGCGCCCGCGCGATGTTCAGACACGGCGCCATCGGGCTGTGATGAATCTGGCACCAGTGCAGGGTCCGCGCCGGCAGCCGCGCCACGTGGTAATGCGTGCAACCAGCCGCGCGGCACGGGTGCTGCGCTTCCGGGCTTTGTTTCATGGCTTTGTTTCCTCTTTGTTGGCTTTGTTTTGCACGGCTGAATCTACGCTTCAGAATTCGTCAGCATTTGCCATGCTGCTGCAGCCACTGCAGGCACTTGTCCGTTCCCAATGGCTTTAAGTCGGTAAACCCGAGCGGCCACCCCATGAGCCACTCGACCCACGTCGGGTTCAGTTGCCCACCAGGCTGCTGTCCGGATCTCAACAGCGCCCCCGCGATATTGTCGTGACGAACTTGTGAAGGGGGCAGCGTACTGTTTTTGCTTTCGTTCACAGTCGGCGTGGGCCACGATTTCGCAGCCGCCGGCAAGCCGTTTCTCGGGTTGCTCGTGTCGAAATTCCCCCTTTTTTCCGCGTAGTTCGCTTTCGGCGTCGGCCAATAGCTTCTCGCCGGTCGTCCGCCACTGCGCATGTGGTTGGCCTTCGTGTTGGACGACAGTGGCGTCGGGTACATCTGCTGCGCAACAGCCCATCCAAGTTTGTTTGGCTTCTTCCTGCCGTCCCCGCTGCATTGAAAACCCAGGTCGCTTGTAGCTGGCATTGCGTTCGGCGTGGGCCACAATCCAGATTCTTTCTCGCCGATGCGGCGCTCCAACGTCGCAAGCTCCGACAACACCCCATCGCGCATCAAACCCCATCTCGGCAAGGTCAGCGAGGACGCGGGCAAGTCCTCGGCCCACAAGCAGCGGTGAGTTTTCCACGAAGACGTATTGCGGTCGTACCTCACCGATAATTCGCGCCATCTGCCCCCACAGGCCAGATCGTTCTCCGTCGATTCCTGCGCCTTTTCCGGCCGCGCTGATGTCCTGACATGGGAATCCGCCAGAAACCACGTCAACAACTCCTCGCCACGGCCGCCCGTCAAAGGTGCAAACGTCATCCCAAATCGGGAAAGGCGGGAGAAAGCCGTCATTCTGTCGGGCGACAAGTACGCTTGCGGCGTATGGCTCGCACTCGACGGCACAGACGGTTCGCCACCCGAGCAGCTTGCCGCCGAGTATTCCGCCACCAGCGCCCGCGAAAAGAGCCAGCTCATTCAATCCTTGCCCCTGCACGATGACCCGCCAACAGCCAGCAGCTGGTCCGCCGAAAAACTCGCCCCGGCAGCCGCCGGGCGCGCGCCGAACTCGATGCCGCCTTCGCTGGCCAAGAAATCCGTGCCGCCCGCCTTCGCATTGCGCAGCGCGGCGTCGACGTCGGGGCCCCAGCCGACCGCACGCAAGGCATCGACGAACGCGGCCACCCGCGGCATGCGCCCGCGAAGGCTTCCGGCTGGGAGTGCCCCGCTCATCGCGCCACCTCGGAAGCGCGCCGCAGGCTGCGCAGCGCGCGCGGCAGCGATTTCCGCAGCAGTCGCCGCAGGGCCTGCAGTTCCGGCTGGATGATCGAGGCCCGCTGCGCGCGATCGGTGGTCATCGCCAGCAGCGGCGCGGTCTGGTCGATCAGCCGCGCGGCACGGGTGCTGCGCTTCCGGGCTTTGTTTCATGGCTTTGTTCCTTCTTTGTTGGCTTTGTTTTGGGCAACCAATGCGTATGCTTTCTGCACCATTCCTCTTCTCTGATCTCCAACCATGCACGGCTGCACCCATGTCATGCGATCGCCGCTGATCCTGCGAATATGGCCACGCCGGAAATGAAGCCGCGGACTACGCTTTGCTTCTGCGTCGTCGGCGCGTTTGTCGTGCGAAGCGCTACGATCGCCGGCCAGCACGTGGAGGGTCTTGTAGGTGAAAAGCGGCGGCTTTCCTTGCTGCTGGCGCTTTTTGTTCAAAGCTGGCGGCGGAAAAACGTCTACGCTTCGGACGTTTGTGCAGTGCATGGCCATCATGGCTTGCTCTACCACGTGACAGATTTTAACTAACTCGCATTTTCTCCACTCGTCACAGCCTTCATAGCTATGAAACCATCTGCGCCCAAATCTGGTAACGAGCCCGCAAGCCCCAAGAAAAGAAAAGTCGTTACCTTGTTGCAAAAAACAGAACATACCAATGTGCTCTTCAGACACTTGCAGACACAGTATTAATGCCGTGAGCGTCACAATCCGATTGCTACCCTCGATATCGGCAACACCTTCAACCTCTAAAAACATGAGATCGACAAACAAGCGCATCGGCATAGCGTCTAATGATTCTCTGCCTGGTGATTTTGGCAAATTCTCAATATTACCGAGGTGCCATTTTGCAGCACGCTCAATGAGATGAGCGACTTCAAACGAAGAAGATCGCTTTTGTCCACAGATTAACTCAAAGTTACTCCGTCGTAGCCACTCGCACAGCTTGTGCGCCTTCCCAAGTATCTGACCTGTCGTCGCCGGCATGCTCTATCCTTTCGCCTGGCGAACCACGCTCGCCGCCAGCAGTTGGTCCGCCGAAAAACTCGCCCCGGAAGCCGCCGGGCGCGCGCCGAACTCGATGCCGCCTTCGCTGGCCCAGAAATCCGTGCCGCCCGCTTTCGCATTGCGCAGCGCTGCGTCGACGTCGTCCGCCCAGCCTGCCGCCCGCAACGCATCGACGAACGCGGCCACGCGCGGCATGCGCCCGCGCAGGCTGCCGGCGGTGCGTGCCCCGCTCATCGCGCCACCTCGGAAGCGCGCCGCAGGCTGCGCAGCGCGCGCGGCAGCGATTTCCGCAGCAGTCGCCGCAGGGCCAGCAGTTCCGGCCGGATGATCGCGGCCCGCTGCCCGCGATCGCTGGTCATCGCCAGCAGCGGCGCGGTCTGGTCGATCAGCCGCTCCAGCCCGGCGCGCAGCGTGCCGCCCAGGGCATGCGCTTCGCGGCGGATGCTTTCCAGCGGGTAGCGCTGGTGCGTGCGCAGTTCGATCTCGAGCAGCGCCAGCTTGTTCGCCGCATCGAGGCGGACGGCGCTGTAGTGCTGCCGGTCGCTTTTCTGGCTCGCCGGACGGCCCGCTGGCGCGCCAGAGACGTTTTCAGGGGCAGGCGAAGGTGCAGACACAGGCGCGTCCGAGAAAACGCCTCCTGCGGCGCCAGCGGCAGCCTGGCCGGGCGAATTCTGATTCGCCGCGGCCTTGGCAGCCCGCTCGGCCGCGATGCGCGCGGCGACATCGGGCCGCATGCCGCTGCGCGTGCTCTCCCATCTCTGCAAGCTCTGCGCGACATCGAGCCGGCCGTCGGCATCAGGAACCAGCCGGCCGGCTTGAATGGCCCGGCAAATGGTGGCCTTGTGGACGCCGAGAATGGCTGCAAAGCCGGACGCAGTTACCTTTTCCACTGCTCGCCCTTCCATTTTCGGGAGAAAAGAACGAGAAAGCGCGCGCGAGCGAACGCAGCGAACGCAGGTGCGTACACAGGTGGGCATGCGTAAGGCGTTGATACACAAGACATAGTACACAGCGAACGCAGCGAACGCAGGGTATACGTACACGCGCGAGTGGCGCATGCATGCAAGGCGCCCGTTGCACGCATCACGCGTTCACGTATACGTGCACGTGGTTTGCTGCGTTCGCTGTGTACTATTCGAGCAAAATCAGGCACTTGATGCGTTCGCTCGCTGTGTTCGCTGCGTTCGCTGTGTTCGCTCTGAAAACGCGCGCGCATCATGCGACCTCTCCCAGCGCCTGGCGAAAGGCAAAAACGCCATCAGTGATCCACTCCGCCTCATTCTGATCCGGCCGTCGGCGGTAGTCCGCGCCCTTCTGCAGCAGATCATCAGACGGCAGGACGACGCGCAGCCGTTTCCGGCCGCCGGAATAGTGCGCCGTCTCGAAGCAGTCCTTTAGCCCGATGAACCAGCCCGGCAGCTTGCCAATGAAGCCGGACAAATGGTTCTGCGCCCGCGCGCGCTCGCCCCGCGCGCCGCACCAGCGCGAGTAAGCGGCGAATGCCTGCGCCGAACTGCAAGGACAGATCGGGAACTCGAGTTCGCCGGCCGTCCAGTCCCGGACGAAGCGCTCGATGCTTCCCGCGGAAAGCTCCTGCACGTCGGCCTTTGCGCGCGTCGCCGGCGGCTTGCTGTGCGCATCGAAATCGCCGAGATCAAGGTGCAGGAGATGCCAGTGCAGCGCCTCGCGGCCGCCGGCGGCAAGCTCGGCGCTCACTCCATCGTAGAACGCCTTCGACAAGCTGCGCGGCGTCCAGACGACACAATGCCGGCGGTCTTCGGCTTCGATGACCGCCGGCATGTGTTCGTTGCTCAGGAATACCAGGTTCAGGTGGTTCCGTTCATGGTACGCGGCGATCTGTTTCGGGTTGATCCGTATCCACTCGTTGGTAATCAGCCCCTTCAGCTTGTTCTTGATGTGCCACAGATCGGCCCTTGCCACCACTTCGTCGGCAATCAGGAACAGCGCCTTGCTGGCGAAATCGTTGAACTTGTCCTCGATCGCCGACTGGTCAATCACGCGCCCGTAGCGCCCGAAGATCGCCATGTACGTCTCGAAGAACAGATTCTTGCCGGCCCCCTGCGGGCCATGAAAGATCAGCGTCGAACGCATCTTCGCGCCAGGATGCTGAAGGGGATACGCCAGCCAGCGCAGCACCCACTGATACAGCTGCTCAGCGCTCGCCTCCAGGCTGCACAAATGCCGCAGCAGTTCGAGCAGCCGGTCGCAGCATCCAGCCTTCGGCGTCGTCGGCCAGCCACCCCACAGATTGCACAGGATGTTGCTGTCTCGATCCGTCGGATCAAATCCGACTTCATCGATGCGCGCCACCTTCATTCCGTTGCGCTTCCACTCGCGCCACGCATGATCCGGGAGCAGATCGAGAACGTTGCTCTTCGCGACCAGCACGCGCTCGTCGAAATCGAACATCGTATCCTTCGCGCCGTAGATCAAAGCCCAGCGCTCCTGCGCCTCTTCCAGCGAGATATTCCCGCGCAATGGCGCACGTGCCCCGCCCCCCTCGCCAACTTCCGCCACCGACGCAGTACGATGTCCGCGAGACTCCCAATCAAGCGCCAGCAGGGAGGATCGAATCTGCTGCCTGACGGCATGCAGCCCGCCATCCGGCGAGGCAGCCAGATCGTTGAAGTCCGTCGCGCCCTTGCGCTTGAGCGAGCGCGGCGAATCGAAGCGCGGGAACGTCACGCCCACCGATTCGCCGAGCGTCATCTTCACCAGCTCGGCGCAGTAGCGCCCCGAGTTCCGCTGTCGGTGCGGCTGGCCGCAGTGCTGACAGACCGCCGTCTCGACGGTCGTGTACGTCTTGCACGCCTGGCAGACCTGCAGATAGTCGTCATCGGCACAGACCAGCAACCGCAGCCCGCGCCACGCCTTGACCAGAGCCTGGCAGACCGGCAGCAGGTTGCCGGCATCGAACGCCACCACCACCGGCAGCGTCGTCGCCTCGTGCAGCGTCGCCGCTGTCGCGAAACCCTCGGCCACCAGCACCACGTCCCCCGTGCGGATCGCCCCGATCTGGAAGAAATGCCCGGACTTCAGCAGCCCGGCCGGAAAGAAGTCCTTGTCGCGCCCCTTCTTCTTGATGATCGCCGGGTCGCTGTAAATCAGCTGCAGGCCCCAGGTTTTCCCGGCAGCGTCCTGCATCGGAACCACCAGATTGCCAAGCGGAGACAGCCTGGCCCCGAACAACCGCCCGGGCGGCAGCCCCTTCTTGATCAGGTAGGCACTGTCGCCGACCGACAGACACCGACGCCACCGAGCGACCGCATGCCGCGCCGCCCTCTCGTGATTCTCGGCCGTCTTCCGCGCGAGCTCCTTGCGCTCCCGCTCCTGCTGCGCCCGCTGGGCCGCCAGCTGCTCGGGCGTCAAAGTCTGCCGGTGTTTCCGGTCAACCGCGACCCTCTGCGACCCGTAATCAGCCCCCTCGCACACGCCAAACGAGCCATACAGCAGCTCGCCGCAGGCTGAAAGCCGATACCACCCAGGTTTCCCGCGCCGACCATCCACCCGAACGCGCGTGAACTTCTCCGACCCGATGACCAGATCAACCGCAGAAACGTCAAGCCCAGCAGCCTGCAGCTGCGAGACGACATCATCCAGATTTATGTACAAGGTTGCCTATCCGCCGAGAACGCTATCTAG